TAAACCTTTCAGTGTAGTGTTGAGCTATTGAACGCTCTTTTTCTATTAAGAAATCTATTTCGTCTTTTTCTACATTCGTAGCATTCTCTGAATTGTGTTTAAATACGCCTTTATTAGCGATTGTATAAGCCGCAAAGGGTAAGTATTCAACCATCGCCCAATGTATCAGCATAGGCTTTATATACGTCGTTACAAGCGATAAATAATTACCGCCCAAAGTTTCGGCTACAATATCAGCTTTTATTTTGTCTAATAATTTAGTGCCTAAATAGTTTTGAATATGAATATCTTGAGCTACTTTAATCCATTGAATAAAGTTATCTGTGTCTACGTTGCCATTCATAGCAGTAAACTTCACGATGTCATCTCTTGTTATAAGTAATGCTTCTGCCATCTTATTTTCTATAATATCCTTGATTCGGCATATCAATAGGTCTTTGACTTACCAAACTTGGATTTTTAACTACATAACCTAATTTCTCTGCTTTACGCCCTGCAATTTGTTTTGCAGTGTTTACATCAATAGCTTGACCTTCAAACGTTGCGTATACTCTTTTATTCCAACGGTGGTGACAATTTGCACCGCCTTTATACAACCAAATTGAATATGTCGAAGCTCCATCAATTCCAAAACCTGCATTAACAGGTTGACTTCCCATTTTTATAATATCCTCTTTTCGATACAGTTTATTTGCTCTAATCATAGCTTTACAAAATGCACGCCCGTTTTCTTTGTTTTCTCCAGCGTAAACATACCGAGTTAAAAACTTAACGCCATCAATAACCGCATCTTGTCCACTTCGTAAATTAGGTCGAGGGTCTCCAGTTGAAACTAAATTAACAACCTTTGACAATAAACTTTGCTTTGGCTCTTTGCTTAATATCTCGTTGTCTTTATCATCTGTATCGTAGTCAACTTCATGTTCATCGATTAATATCCAGTCGGGATTTTCGTCCTCACCTAAATCAATTAACGCTTGTGCAATTTTATCACCTTGTGAGCTTAATTCCGTGCCAGTTTCCTCTGCTACTTGTTCCTCTGTTTGGGCGTTTTCTAAGTCCATAAACTCTAAAGGTTGCAAAGTCTTAAAGAATAATTTTAAAGAAATACCGTTGTAAGCCAATATTCTATCGAATGCCTCAAGTAACTCATCTTGCATAGGCTTAATAACCATGTTGTCAAACAAAATACTTGAGTTTTTAAGTTCATCAGCATTTGAACTAAAGCCAGTTGTTGTAGCAATACCAAATAAAAGCGGACTTGTTACATTGTGACCTAACATAATCTTGCGTAAACACTCTTCACTTAAATACGAATAATGTTCAGGAGCATCGTTTAACGGAATATCGTCTACGGTTGTTTTGCTTGTTTCACTTGCATTAAAAGCCACAATAGTTCTCAGTCCTTTAGAACCCGTTAATTGTGCGTTTACTTTGTTTGTAATAATACTTTGTTGCTCTTCAGTAGGCACGCCATTGTTGAAGTTTATAACCTTTGTACCGCTGAATCCGTGTTGAACTTCGTTAATCAAATAGTCTGCAATCTCCTCTTCTAATTTAGCATAAGGAACGGCACCTTGATAATCCGGATAGGCGTAATACTTCATTCCTACCGTGTAAGGTTTCACAAAAAGTATTTCTATTTGCTCGTTTGAAAATCCGTAAGCAGGTATTCTCTTTGGAGCGTACTTTTTAACATCCTGCCAGTTATCCGAATAATAATAACCCTCTATTTCTCCGTCTTTATTACACTTTTCAGCACGTAATAAATTAACAGGAATATGATATGCTTTAAGAATTTTTTTACGGTCTTTAGAGTAATGCACTTGAATAGCACATTGCCCTAACATCTTTCTGTCGACTACTAATTTACGTACACAATCAGCATGAAACAAAGACATCATTTGAGCATACTCATTTGGCTTTTTTGAAGCATCTAACGCACTTAAACCACGTCCATAAACTAATCTACTTATATTGTTTATTATTGCGTTATTCGTCGTTGAATACGTGTATCTATCTATTAGATATTGAAAGTAATTATTGTCTTCTCCAAACTCAACCCAATTATCTCTTTTTGATTCTTGAATTACAGGCGTTTGGTATGAACTTAAATTAATTATATGTATGTTATCACTCATAAACTATAAAAGTATTTGCAGTTGTATTTGAAGTATATTGCCCGTTATTAACCGAAAATGTAACTATCGGTTGGTCAGTGCAAAATATCCTATCACGATAAACGATATTCGTTCCGTCTTTTAGTACCAAATTATAAAAATGATTTTCAACTAAGGCAACCTCAACTAATAATGTAGAATAGTATTCACCCTCTGTAAAAGTCCATTCCTCAACAACCGTTGTTTCATTTGTTTGGTCATCCGTTATTTCAACTGTATTGAAGTCTGCATTTCGCGGGATTAAAGCAAATGTTTGTGGATTTGTTGAAGTAGTTAAAACTATCATACTTTATTAACTTAAAACACTTCAAATTGTTTCTTAAATAAAAAACCCCACCTAAAAAGGCAGGGTCTTAAACCTATTATTAACAGACAATCCTAAGAGGTAACTACAATAGCGTCATCAGCACCATCAGTAAAGATAGCTTTTAATGCAGCCTCATCAGCACAATCAATAAAGTATGCAGGGCTTTTTTCCATTCCCGTGAATGTTAAGTTATATCCGTTGAAGTCACCCATTGCAGTTCCAGAAGATACAGTCCCAGCAGTTACGTCGCATCCTTGATCATAACCAGCTAAAAAGAATTGATGGTCTCTTGTTTCAACAACGATTCTCGGACGTCCGTACGCTAACAATTTAACGTTTTTATGCGTTACAGCGTCTTGCTTTTTTAATTGGATAGTCAATACTTGCTCAAAGAAAGTAGTCCCGTTGTCTCTTGAAGTTTGGATAGTTTGCTCAAAACCATTTGCACCTTTTAATTCGTATTTGTAAAGATTGATTCGTGTTGCAGTAATCCATTCAGTAATTTGGTCATCACCATCAAATGTTACATTTGCAGATGAAGACGTTAAATCACCGTAGTTAATAAAGTAAATATTTAGAAGTCCCGAAATTGCATCCTTACACGCTTCTAATCTTCCGTTTGCTATATCACAGCTCATGTCTTATTTTTTTAATGTTAAACAAAAAAGGGTGGCGTATATTTCACCACCCTCGCTTATTGTTAGTTTGATTAGTTAGCTGAGTTAACGATACCGTAAGTAACCAAGTCAGATGCAAAACCGTATTTAGCGTCTGCTGTAAATCTCATTACTACACGTACGTTTTGAGAACCATCGATGTCACCCATATCCAAAACTTTAACTTCGTTCATGTCATTCATTAAACCAGTTGCAAAATACAAGTTAGATGTTTGAGAAAGCAAAGCAGTGTTTGAAGCAAGTCCGTTAGCTAAGAAAATCTTAACTCCATCAAAGTAAAGGTCATTCAATACTTGATTAGTTCCTTTGTTATCATAACCGTTAGCACCTACACCTGAAGCAGCAAAACCACCCAATGCACGAACGTAAGCTCTGTAAATGTTATTAGAAACATAAAGAACTAAATCCTCTTTTCCGTACAAAGCAGCAGGTAAAGCGTCAACGATAGAACCTAACTCAGCGATAACATTTGAAGCTGTTACAGATGTTCCAGCAACCTCTTGAGCCGCAGGTAAAGCAGCATCAGTAGTTAACTGTGTCATGATACCAGCAAATTGTCCAGCTGTTGCGTTAACACCTCTCCAAATTGAAGTCTCCATTCCAGCAGCAACTTTCTCAGCAGCGTGTGCAATTAAGAAATCAGCGAAAGACTTAGGCAAAACGTCGAACGCAGAGTAACCCATTTGGATAGCATCCCAATCAGCACGGAAGTCAGACTTACATAATTGTAGGTTAACTTGGAATGATTCAGGTTGAAGAACTCGCTCTGTTAAAGATACAGTTGAAGTTGGGTCAAAGTCGCAAGTCGCATTTCTAATGATGTCATCAGTAGCTACTCTTTTAATAACTTGCTTATATTTCACGTTAGGCATGATAGTGATTCCGCCTTTTTCTAAAGTTGGAGCTGACAATAAAGCAGCTGCAATATACTTACCTGCAAACTCGCCAGCGTAAGTAGTTGTAATTGATTGTGTTGTACTCATTTTATGAATTTTTTAAATTATTTATACTGTTGTAAATGTGATTGAACCAGCCAAAGCACCTACTCCCGAAACATACCAGTTTGTACCATCGCAACGTAAGTCGATGAAGTCACCTACTGTGTCAGCAGTTTGAATGAAGTTAATTGAGTTTTGGTTAGCAGAACCAACATAAACACTGTTAACAATTGCACCGCCATTGATTCGTGCAGTAGCAGCTCTAACCGCCCATGCAGACGTAGCAAATAAAGCACCTACGATAAAACGATATTGGTGACCAGCAGAATCAGCAACCGCAGGAAGTGAAATAACCGCTCCAGCAGCAGCGTTAAGAATAAATACTTTACCGCTATCCTCAGCAGTTAAGACTGTTGCACCCGTCAATGTTTCAACTATGCCTACTTGACGTTGAACATCGTTAGATACTGAAATTAATGTTGTACTCATTTTTTTTGTTTTTTTAAATTATTACTTATTTATTTTGTTCATTACTGAATCCATAATTGTGCGAGGTCTTTTTGAAGCTATTTTAACAACCTCAACTTTGTTCTCATTTTCAGGATTGAAAGAAATTGGCTTCACTTCCTCTTCGATAGCTAACTCAACTTCCGTTTCTTTAACCTCTTTTAATTTGCTTAGTTCAGCTTTTAAAGTTTCGTTCTCCTCTTTTAGTTTTTCGATTTCAGAAAAGAAAGTTTCTTTAACTACGCTTTCGATAGTTTTTTTAGGAGCTGTTTTTTCAGTTTCCATTTCTTCCTTTTTCTCGGTTTCAACTTCAACCTCAACCTCAGGCTCTTCAACCTCTTCCTCTTTTTCTTTAACTTCGGAAATAACACCCTCTTCAATTACGATTAAAAGACGACCGTCTTCAAGTTCATACTCTCCAATTGGCAAAGCGATTTTTTGTTCGTCTTCCGTTACGATAAACACTTCGCTTCCTGCTTCGAATGATTCAGCTTCAAGAATAGAAACCCCATCCATTAATTTCATTTGCTCAAGTTTTACTTCCATTCCGAGTAAAGTTTTGATTTGGTTTATTAGGCTATTTTTCATTTTTGTTTATTTAAGTTTATTAGAAAATTCATCTACTATTTCTCTTGTATCTACAAATTTATTTCCCCATGCATTTATTGAAACACCATCTAATAAATTTATTTCTTGAGGCAATTGAAGACCAAGTGATTCAGCTTGATTTCTTAATTTTGTAATTTGTGAACTAATATCTAAAAGTTTTTTATCTAATACATCAACTTCTTTTTTTAATGCTAAACCACTTCTTTCTTGTTCACCAATTGCTGCTAATAATTTAGAAGCATTTGCTCCCCAAGAGTCTCTTTTACTTACATGACTTTTCCATTCAGCAACTAAACTTGATTTTAATTTATTAATATCGTCCATCAATCCCAACTCAACTTCATGCGAAGCCAACTTAGTTTCTTCTTTAAAAAGTTTACCGTAAACTGTTTTTAGTGTATTCATAACTTATTAACTTTTGAATTTATACTTGTTCCGTTTTTATCCGTTTTGACGTACTATCGTGCGTACTCCGTCTATTTCTGTAATCGTTACGTTTTGTGGCGTTACACTCGCTGTTTTACCTATCCCTTGAGCTTGTAAACTACCGTCGCAACATTCCTTAGAGTATTTTCCGTCTTTACATAAACAACCCCTTTTGCCACCGCGAGGACTTACTTTGCTTAGTGTTTTTTCTGCCATGTTATTTGTTTCTGATTTGTTCTAACTTTCTTTGCGCCCATTCAACTCCAGCGTCACCACCCCATGCTAACCACATTAAACGACCGCAACCATCCCCAAGTTCCTTTTGTGAACTTTGCCTATGTCGCTCAAAACTTGCCATTCGTGCAATAGTGTCTTCGCTTATATTCTCACCGTTTGCTAATTGGTTTGCTCTTGCTTTTCCTACGGGCGTACCACAATCACCCCATCCGTTTTCCTCTGCATAACGTAAAGCTATTTTAGCGTTTTCGCTTGCCTCTTTTGGGTAGTCGTTATAAGTTTCTAATTTGTATTGTTCGTCTTTTAGTATCAAATCACGAATAGCATTTATCAATCTATACTCTTCAGTTTCTTGTAAACTCATTTCATATTTATCTACAAAGTAACCCTCAATACTGAATCCTTTTACTTCACCTGCTTTTACCTTGTTCCAAATCTCATCGTTATTTACTTTCATTGAAATCATCCAAGTTCCTTTCGGTAAATTGAATTTGTATTTTGCTGACTTGTCTTGTTTCTCGTCTTCAATAATCCAGCTTTCAACAACTGACATACCGTCTAACATTTTCTTTTCATGTTCTAACGTTGCGTTGTTTTGGTTAGCTCTCATTAAAAATAACTCCGATGCTTTGCGTACTGTGTCCTCACTAAAATAAATGTAAAACTCTTTGTCTCCGTTTTTACGGTAAATCTGTTTATTAGGAACTAAAGCGGCACCCATTAAGATACGTTTCTCACCGTCAATTTCTTTAAGTTCTACTTCGTGTTTTTTTAAGGCTACAAAATTCTCTTCTATTGCTGGGCTTTCAACAACTGAAACCGCATTGATACCGCTTTCGATTTTATTCTCATCAATTAGCAGTTCTATAACTTCCATCTTTGCCATAACTATCTAACTTATAATGTTGCGTTTTGTACTCTATTTCTATCCAAAGCCTGTGCGCTTGTTACTTCACCACTCACTACATACGCCTTTGTTGGCTGTTGTTGTAACGTTGCTAATTGATTCACACCACTTGTTCCGATAGTTTGAAATTGCGGAGCTTGTATCTGACCGCCACCGCCTCCACCAGCAGGAGCACCGCCACCGCCACCTTGCGAACCGCCTTCGAACTTTTGTGATGCAATCTTAGCTACGTTTACTAAACCAGCGGCAACTGCTAAACCAGCAGCAATACCACCACGAACGGGAGAAGTTGGGTCAGGAACGGGTAAGAATTGAGAAGCATACGCACCAGTAGCACTTTGGTAAGTATTGATTAAAGCACTTGCAACTTGAGCAGCCTTTTGAACTTGGAATGCGCGTTTAGCTTGTTTCTCCGATTTTTTTCCGAATAATTCTGTAATGCTTGAAACTATTTCTAAACCTTGTTGAATTGATTTTACTTTAAATGAGTTCGCGTTTTCGTCTATTTTTTGAGCCCTTACCGCTTGCGCTTCTAATATTTGTGTTTTAAGTAACGCAGCATTTCTTTCAGCTTCAATTTCAGCGTTTAGACTACCTTGTAAATTTTCTAACTTAGTGTTACTTAGGACTTTTAATTTATCAATTTTAACGGTTTCTAAATTTAACTCTTCTTTATTGTCATTTGCAATAGCTTGTCTTACCTTTTCCGCGTTATCTTGTTGAGCAAGTATTAATTGACTGCCTTTTAATTTTTCTAATTTTAAACGGTCAGCTAATAGTTTCTCTAATCTTGCTTTGTCAGTTTGATCTTTTCTTACTTCCAGTTCAATTAAAGCATCTAACTCATTTTTTCTTGCTTGTATTTGAGCATCGTAGGAATCTTTTGCAGCTTCTTTTTTATCCTTTATTTCTTGAGTTTGCTCTTGTTTAATTTCAATTCGTTGCTGTTTTTTTAAATCAACCAATTCGGTATATTCCTTTTGAGCTATTTCGCGCATTTCTTTTGCAGAATCACCAGCTTTTTTAACAAGTTCTTCCTGCTTTTTTATAACCTCTTCATCTGCATCATTAGCTTTCATTGAAGCCAAAATATCTTTTTCACGTAAATAAGTTGCTTTTGCCAACTCTTTATTCTTACGTGCCAAAGCCAATTCTTCCTCAGCGTGTTTTATTGCTAATTTTCTTAATTCTTCTGAAGATTTACCCGAAGCCTTTGCATAATCTTCTTGAAATTTGTTGCTTTTCTCTAAACGTGTTTGCGACTTTTCTAATTCTTGATTCTGTTTATTTAACGCCTTGTTATGTTCCTTAATTGAAGCTGTTGCTTTTTCAGTTTCTTTTGCCTGTGCTTGAAAATATTTTACAAGAGAATAACCTACCGCAATCAAAGTCGTTATTCCTGCTATAAGTAATCCTATTGGGTTGGCTGCCATTGCCGCATTCCATAAACGTTGACCCGCTGTTACAACTTTTTGAACAACAGAATACTGCATTGCCTTTGCACCTAACTGTTTAAAAGCGTCACCAGCTTCAAGTAATCCGTCTATTCCTTGCGTGAAAGCCATAACACTTTGAACACGTAACATTGTTTCTTGCAACGCTTCGCTTTCAACACCTACCATTCCGATAGCACCCTCAACCGCTTGAAATCCATTTAAAACACCACTTAATGAACCACTTAAAGCATTAAATTTTGTGTCAGGATTGAAGTTATCAACTAAATCTTTAGAAAATTGTATTTGATCTTTTAACTCCGCAGCTGCTCTTGCGGCTTTAAGAGCTTCCGCAGATGTTTCGCCGTATTGTGCAGAAACTTTCTGTAATTCTTTTACAGCTTCCCTATACTGTTGTTTAAGGCTTTTACTATTGTCTTGTATTTCTAACTCAATTGTCCTTTTTTCTGCCATTGTATTTGCGTTTAGCTTGTTTATAAATCTTTTTTAGGTTCGTAGTGTATTCGTGTTTTCCTTTGGCAATGTTTACTATCTCACTCACGTTAAAAAAGTCATCCGTTTTTAAAAGTTCTAATATCTGTGCTATCATTCTTGTACTATTATTATGTTTCGATTTATTAAAGTTCCTGCGCTATTAAAATATGATACTACTACAGTAATTACTTGAACTGAACTTTCCTCTGTAATTAGATTTAATCCAGTTTCTGTTATTATTGAATTCGTGTTTTCGGCTAATATCTTTGATGTTGTGTTTGGATTTGCAGGAATACACACCTCAACCAACTGATTTTGATAGATTGTACTCGGACTAATCGTAACACCCGAAAAAGAACTTGTAATTGTAGCGTATGCACTTCCATTTACAAAAGGTATATTAATATCTAAACATTGTGCACTTGAATCGGGGTTAATAGGCTCTTGCGCCAACAATGGTCGGAAGTCTAAATACAAACTGAAATTCACCTCACCAGTTGTAAGGTTACTTTTCATTTCGTTTATAATGTATCTCTTATCACGAATTATAAGTCTATCGTTTAATCTAAGCGACGTTAATAGGCTAATTGGTAAAACAGTCTTAACCGTTACTAAACGTTGCTTTAAATCAAATAAATTAGATAAATACGGAAAGTAATATGTTGCATATAATCCGTTATTTATTGTTTCATTGTGTATTATGCTGTTATCAGCTCCAAAGTTTAAACTATATTTCGTGTTTTGGTAGGTTAAATCTTGACCGAATAAAGCGTAAGTGTCAATATTTAAATTAGTGCTTCCTGTATAAAATTTAATATCATGGAATAAAGAATCACTTGCGCCATAAAAATAAAGCAAACAAGGCTTTGGGGTGTACGCTTGATAGTTTTCGTTTAAAGCATAGCCTAAAATTGCGTAATTAGGAACTGGACTTGTATTGTCAATTGTTCTTGTAAACAATAAATTTTCAAAAGGACTTTCAATAGTATATTCTCCACCATCATAATCAAATTGGTAATTCATATCACCGTATTTTTGATTGTAAGTTTTGAAATAATTCTTATTTGTAAACGCTTCGCTTTCTTGGTATGTGAAATTTATCTTTTTAAATAACGGAACTCTGCTTACATCAATTGAATCTAAGTCGGTGTTTTCGGTTATGTCAACAATAGCCCCTTGACTGTACCATAAATCCAAAGGCAACACTTGATAAACATCCTGCTCAACGGGTACGCAAGTCATGTTAAACTCTTTTAACACTCCCGAAAAGAAATCAGCAATTTTAATGTCGGGCATTACGTTGTTTAAATTTACGTTACCAGTTACTGTTGTGCTTGCATTCGTTGCTGTATATATTTCTGAATTAGATTGATTTGAATTATCTAAATAAGTCATTATATATGTAATAGAAGATGGAAAAGTAAAACTTTGTAAACCTCTAACATATATTTGAATTTTATTTTTAAGTCCAGCAGTGTTTGCTACTTTGTATATTAAATAATTATTAGAACCCGACCCATTAATTGTGCTATAATAAGACCCATTAATATATACATCAATGTAATATTCGTCTGTTGAAATTCCACCAATATATACATTAACCGAATGTACAGCAGATGAAGCGTTAAAAGGTAATCCACCTAAGGTTGTAATATAATTTATATTTACAGTATCTGTTGTAAAATCAAAAATATTTGCCGCTGCACTTGGATAGCTTACAATATCTAATAACTTTGCCTCACTTACCCATTGATATTCATTCGTGTTTTTTCCCCATAAAAATAAACGTCTGAATCTTTGGTCATTAAAAAACGAACTTTCAAATGTTATTCCGTATTTATCTTCAATAGCTTCAAATATCTTACTTACTTTTACAGCAGGGAAAAGTTCATCGTATTGGATAGCATGAGCGTTTTGCGTTATATCCGACCCCGAGGTATTATAAGTCCATAACCGCGTGTTGGCAATTAACGGATAGCGAACATCAAAATCTGTTACCGTGTCAGTTATTCTATTATAAATATTAGTTCCAGTAAAGGCAAATTCTAAATTGCTATAATCTAAGTCTTTTAATTTGTCCTCACCAAACTTGTCTTTTAATGAAAGTATGTCGCCATAAAAAGTAATAGTGTAGCTTTCGACTTGCCCGTTTTTTACATTCGCCTTTTCGAGCTGTATCTTACCACGCCTAAAAAAAGTAAGGTCTATTTCTATAAAAGCATCACGTCGTAAATTTTGGTCTATTGATGGGTTTACATCCGACTGATAAAAGTGTTCAAATATCTCATTGTTATGAGGTGAAGCAGGAACGGTGAAACTTTGCGAAAAGTCGGTGAATACTTTTGATATGTCCGAAATGTTTTGAACGCTGGAAGTTACGTTAATCTGTTCATCGTTGAATAACTCTACTTGAACACCTTCAATAAATACACCTACTATCCGATTCATATTACATTATTAATTGCGTTGTAAGCAAATTCAAACTCCATTTGGTAGTTAATCATTTTCGTGTTTATGTTTTGAAATAATTCCGTGCTTTGCGTGTTTAATTTTACAGGCAAAGAATTAAGCAATATCCTTTCGCTCAACATTAATTGCTTAACTATCTCTTTGAAGTCTTCACGCACCCAGTCGGTATTTACTTTGATTGTCTTTTTTCCGTTTACGTTGAATGATTTTCTTTGCCCTACTAAAGTGCTGTAATTAGGAAAAGCTCCTTGCATTAAATTATAATCCGTTTTTTCAACGCTCAACGTATCATTAGAAGCTCCGTAAAACCAAAACCTTTGCCATGCTCCATACTTATTTACAAAGTCGCACACAATCGGCGTGTATCGACAATTTAAATACGGCAGAAAATATCCAGTCCATAAAACAACATCGGAAGCCGTTAATATCTCTAATTTGTTTCCATCAGCGTAATACGCGCTCCATACTTTTGGAACATCTTGTATTGCACCACCAGTGCTTAAATTAAAACCTTGATTAGCGTTTGTGCTTAAATTAGTGTATTTTGCTTTCCACGTAGCTGTATTTCTAACTGTTATAAAATTGCTTCTATAATCCTGATTAGTACTTGGATTTTTGGTCGCATCATAAGCATAATAAAACGTTCCCTCATCGTGTAAAATATCATTCGTTAAACTTGGGTTATATCCTTGTTCGTAATACCCAAAACCATCATACGCTTTTTCTGTTACCGTATTTAAAAGCGTGTAAACTCCACCGTCTAATTTGTATCTTTTTATTTCTACATTGCACCATTGAGCTGTTGGCGTTGTTGCATTTGTTGAATATACCGTTTGACGTGTGTCCCAGCTTATATATTCTCGAATGTACGGTGAAACATTATAGTACGTCTTTACGTTGTTTGAAGCTGGAATTAATTTAGATAACACATAAGTCGGGTCGGTTGGAGCTGACCCAGTTCCGTTCCATAATCTTAATTCTATCTTTGAACCCTCTTGACCTGTTTCGGATATTTCGACTATATAAGGTGAACGTGCGAAAATACTCATTTTATATTTTTTAAATTTTGGTTTAAAATTGAATTTAAAAGCGTTTCAGCATCCAGTCCGTATTTATCTATTAACACGTCCGGAAGTTTCTTAAATGCTTTCTCAAATGGCTTAGTAAAGAATAAGCTTGGTTTGATTCCGTATTTAAAAACACTTCGAGCTATTGCAAATTGCAATCCTTTTCTTGACTGAAATTTTCCTTTTATATCTCTTGGTGCAATTCCTTTTTTCACTATCCATTTATCAAACGCTTTTGGCGGTGGCATTTTTGATTTGTAGCTATACGGAGTGCTGTACTTTTTTTCTTTACCCGAAACCCCTTTATCTTGAAAGTTTCCATAAGCCTCCATGTCAAAATAAACGCCTATTGAATTTGGGAACTCTTTTACCTCACCTTTTATTGATTGAGATAATTTACCAGACGTGTCTTTATTCAGTCGCTTAAGTTCGGCTTTCGCTTGACTTACAACTTCATCTCTAAATTTCTGTAAGGCTTTTAGTGTTTCACTCATTAGCAAATTGTCATTGAGTTAGGAACTAAAATATCAAGTGTCATTGTCCATCCTGCTAAATAGTTTTCAAAGCGTTCAGCAAATGGCTCAACACTTGCGTTGCCATCTACCATGAAATTATCGCTGAATAACGCTCCACGTCTTAGGCTTTCGTAAAGTCTATTTTGAACTGCAAACATGGTATTTAAAACATCTTGTTCATTGCTATCCCCAATAAATACATTCGTGTTTTCGTTCTTTGAAATATCAACAATATCCATACATAAAATAGATACATTAAAACGAATGATATTATTTTCAATTGAACTTGAGTTAACTATCAAATGAGCCAACGGAAAAATTGTTTGTTTAGATAAATCCACGCTGAATATGTCGCCCTCCGTTACCGTGTTTATAAACGCGTCATTATCGAAGTGTCCTTTTAACGTGTCCAGTAAATTATAATAATTACCCATTTTTAAATTTTCTTTTTAATTCTCTATTTTCAATTTCAGTTCTTTGTCGCTCGTAAGTAAGGTAGGTAAGGCACTTGCGTATTCCCAATTTGGTAACTTCATCAAACTTTGTAACATCTCCTTTAGCGAGTGCATAGATTGAATTATACCATCCCCATTGCTTATTGAATTGAGCCCGTTCTGAATAGTCGTGTTCAGTTCCTTGTTCGTCTTCATCTCCACTTCTAAAGAGGTAAGCGAAGCTTGAACTAAGTCGTTTCCTAAATGATAAAAAAAAACCGATGCTGACATTGCAATATCCAAAGGGGCGTATTTCATAAGTTCAGCGAATTCATCCGTTCCTGAATAAGGCATTATATCGTAAGTGCCTTGTTTCGTCTTTTTGGTTATCGGCCTGTAAAGAACAGCCATTGCTTTATGGAATGTTTCAACCTTTCCGATATTGTGGTCTAAGTCTACATATTCACCAAAGCTCATATCCTCAAGGTTAGGAATGAATCCAAACTCCATGTCTTGTATTTTAAACGTAGTTTTGAAGTCCGTCTTTTGCTTAAATAACTCATTGAAGTGATTTGCCAACCCTACGACATCGCTCCATTTTATTTTGAGTACGTCTTTCATGTTTAAACCACAGAAAATTTCAATAGATTTTTGAGCTATTAACTCTTCATCGTTTGAACCCTCAACCAATTTCATGAACTTTTGGTAGCTCATTAATGGAATCTCACTTAGACTTGTTGGAATTACTACTTCCGTTTTCATATTTATATAACTTTATATTTGATAATTGTAGTAAGCTAAGGCAATATCGAACGCTTTACCTAACATTTTTGTGTGTATTCGTATTTTCATAGGATCATCAAACACTATTTTTATGCGAACACCTTTCTTTTCTTGGATATATTTCTCAACTATGCGCACCATCATCGGGAGGTCATCTGTCATTTAGTTGAAATTAGTGTATAAAATACTGTCCGTAATGAGGATTAACTCCCAACACTTCCATTTCGTGGTAACGGATTGCGTCAATGCAATTATGAACTAATATACCATTTGCAAAATACTCATGGCAATCTTCAACCATTATATCATAAACTACCTCTTTCCAACTTTCTTCTTCTTCTAAGTGCTGTAGCTTTGCAGTTTGGATGACAATATTTTGAAACTCCGCTGTGTCTTGTTTTATATTCTTTGTTACAAACTTCACAAACCAATAATCTATATTCTTTATTAATCCAGCATTTTTTACCATGTTCAATATGCCATTTTCTTCCTTCTTCTGATTTGTGCCATTTTTTTGCTTTTTCAATACCTTTTGCATGGAAGTCTTTAGCCCATTCTTTATTCTCTTTAAACCTTTTTTTAGCTTCAAAACGTAAATGTAATTTAGCTTCAATAAGATTGAGATTAGATATGTCATTATTTGAGGTATTGCCATCAACATGATGTATATGATAGCCTTTAGGAATTTCCCCTTTGTAATATTTCCAAACTTCTGTATGAAGTCTTTTATTTCCCCTACTAAAATATCTTTCGCCTTTATATAATCGATACTCTTTTCCGTTAAATAGTTGTATTGGTATAACGTATTGTTCTTCTCTAATTTCGATATTTCCTGCCATTTTTCTGTTGTTTTTATTTTATGATTATTAGTACAACACAAATATACAACATTAGTATCGAATAGCATCGAGTATTTACTCACTTGTTTCAATCCGTTATTAAAAGTTTTTAACACTCTTTTATAGCCTTCCGATGTTAAAACTAAGTCTCCTACCATTATATCTTTTATTTTTACATTTCCATTAATAGTAGTTATTAAAGTGTCTCCAACAAAACAATGGTTATTGAAGTCGATAGGCTTGTTTAAACGAACGCCAGTTTTATCAGTGTCCCAAATGTAACCGCGTAATTCTTTGATTAGATTAGTGCTGTTTGACGTTACTAAATACTCTTGGCTTTGCATTATCTGAATTCCGAAGTTTATTGAGTCCTTGCCTTTTGTAACGCCTTTAATCGTCTTTCCGTACCGTCTAATCTCTTCTATTGACTTAGGCTCGGAGCTGTCCGCATATATCGGAACGCTATACGGTAGCACATTGGCAATATCGTTATTTAACATTCCTGTTCTATATATTAATTCATTCAGTATTCGCTTACCATTCCACGTATAAACTTCAACCGCTGCGGTGGGGTCATTCGTGTATCCAAAGTCAAGTCCAATTCCTATCAATCTCGCATCACTTGGAATACTATCAATCTGTTTCCAGTTGCTGAATATAACGCCCTCAAGCATTCCTATTTCACCTAAACCATATACCCTCCACCAATTGCTCCAGTACGTGCTTGTAGCCGCTTTCTCGCGATTCTTTTCTATTTGTTCTACTATGGAGTTGTCTAAGGCTTCGTTATCCTTGTAGGTAAGAATTATAAAGTCAGCATCGGGTTCGTCTTTTAGTTCGGTGTGAACCCAAAACTCATTAGCTGGATTGAAGTCTAAAAATACCTCTTTTTTAGTCCGTATAGCAAGTTCATTATAAGATTCAAAAGTTACGTTGTTGCATTCGTTAATATAAAGAACATCACGCCTTGCACCCCTTAATTTACTTGAATCGTCTGCACTAAAAAACTCAATAAAACTTCCATTGGCAAATTCGTATCTTAAAAGCGACTTATTAAAGCGTTCATCAAAGTAACGCCCAGTGTCTTTCATAATGCGTAAAAAGTCTTTTAATGCACCTCTACGCAAGTGTGGTATTGTTTCAGCTACTACGCTTATTTCAGTTCGTGGATATGTAGCAGCCTTTGTTATTAATATCGGTAGGATTCCGTATGTTTTTCCCGCACTTGTTCCTCCTTGAATTATTTTAATCCGTTTTTTTAATGAGTTTATTTTACGGATTGCTGTCGTTATTATCATACAAACAATTTAGTTTGTGCTGTGTGGTTATTTATTCTTTGCATAGCCTTATCAAAATACTCTTTATCAAGCTCACAAGCTGTTAAGTCAAAGCCGTAATCGTGACAAGCTATTGCTATTGAGCCACTGCCTAAGTGAGTGTCTAATATTTTGTCGTTTGGTTTTGCGTATTTGTCAAGTAGCCATTTGTAAAGTGCAACAGGTTTTTGTGTTGGGTGTATTCGTGTTTCTTTGTTTTTCATGTCACCTTGCAACATACCTGCCCATCTAAATTCAAATTTTCTTACAGCTGTTTTATGATTTGTCCATGCAAGTTCACAATCTGCAAAGTCATTATCTCCATTTTGTTTATCCCAAACAACCCAGCTCGAGCTATTTGAATTAGGTATATTTTCAATAAAATGATTAGCTCCCCAAATAATAACTTGTTTTGATACTCTTGTAAGTTCAATAAAATAATCTTTTGATGGTGCTGAACTATCCCAATTTTTAGCTGTATATAGTGTAGGTCTTGTTGCCTTTCCTCTTGAATGATTCTTTGCACCATCCTCACCAATCCCATAAGGCGGGTCTACAATAGCCAAATCAAAATAGTTATCAGGATAGCGAGCCATTAGCTCCATGTTATCTTCATTGGTTATCGTCAGCATCTAATTTGAATAAAGGTTGTTCAATGTTCGTTTGTTCAACTTGCTCTTTTAAGTTGTTTAAACGCTGAGTTATACTTGGATTGTATTGCCCTACCATACCTCCTTCTATTTGGTCTTTGCGTATTTCTTTGCGTATGCGTGAACAGATGGGAGTATATTCTGAATATCTTTTATCGGTGTTTTTAAAATAGTCCTCAACACATCCTACTTCATCCCAGCAGAATATTTCAAATCCCTCCATTGTTAAAGGGCATTCAAGTGGCTCTGCTCTTTCTTCAAAGTCTTTACCTCCGTATACATATTTTATTCTTGGGTTCGCCTTTACGTTGGCTTTATACTTTTCAAATAGTCCGTATAGTTGTTCAGGGCTATCTAAGTTTCTTGGTCTTCCTACTTTTGCCATTTTTTAATTCGTGTTTTTGGCTAATTTAATACTTTTTTTTATAGCTTCGCTTTTATACTGCATATACCACTCAGCATTTAAACCTTTAAATACAAGGTTAGTCCCGAACATAACACTTCCCTCTGCGACCACTTCTTATTTATTCGTGTTTTCACACTTGGCATTTTGGCTCACTTGTTATTTTAACCTTTCGGTATGCAGTACCCGTTGTTAAGCGTAAAACATTGCGGGATTTGTTTTAACAAGCGTTTATGTCGAGAGTTGTTTTTGGTAACGCAGTTCAACTTATACAACTGCTATGTAAATAAAAAACCCCATCGTCTGTTCAGGTCGGATAGGGTCATATAGTGATTTAAAGAAATCCAATAAAACATCTAACCTGAACTTAGATACACAAATATAAAACATTATTTCTTATTCTCCAAACTAATTAAACGCTTTTCTTTCATTCGTGTTTTCCTTAGTTGTCTTAAACTTTCAGTAACAGTAATGTCAGTTAGGTTAGTTTTAATCCAATCGTTCGTTAAATCGCTTGAATTAATGTTTAAAAACGCTATTGCTTGAGTTAGCCTTGACATTTAATTAGGGTTATAATAGTAATCTCTAAATTCGTCTTTTGATACAGGATAAATTTCCATGACTTTAATTTCGTTGTCTAAAAATACACAGTAATTTATTTCTGTTACTTCCATTATTAATCTTAAAGCGTTCCAGTCTGATTTATGAATGTTTGGGTTTATAAACACTATGTAATAATCACTTTTTAAAGTTACGCTACACACTTTATTCGTTCGTGTTTTTGGATAGATTCTCTTCATAACTTGTTGAGCAAACTGCTAATCTTTGGTCCGTATTTTCAAACTCACTTACCATTTTGTCATCGGTCATGCAACGTTGAATGAAATCCGACTTTGTTTCGTTACTTGTTGGCTTGGGAATCGGCATCTTCGTAAGTGTTATAAACTTGTTTTAATTGGTTTACTCTTTCTAAAATACAAGACCCACATGAAGTTGGTTCGTTGCGTACTCCAAACACTCTGCTATGAATTGCAAGTATTGTCTTTTGTTCACTTGGCTTTATTACTTCCGCCTTTTTGTCAAACCATTCTTTTAACCAATCGTACTCAGCTTGTTCTAAACACTTCGCTTTTCTGTAAGGAAACAACTCGTTTAACTTTACTTTGCGTTCATCGCACCCACAGTCTTCCCCAAGTAACCATTTAGCTACTTTTGCTACTCCAGTTACTTCGAGTACCTTTTCAACGGTATCTCCTAATCCTTTGCTTTCTTGAGCTAATATTTCAGCTTTTGTTCGTCTTTTTCTTGCCATGTTTTTATTTTATTAATTCGTAATCCTCGTTTTTGTAGTCCTCATAATGCTCTCCGACTTCTATTTTTAAACTATCCTTACAATACTTTAACGTTTGCCATACTGATTTGAAACTAATACCCGTGCATTTTTGTATTTGGCGTGTACTCATTCCTGTATCTCGGTAAAGTTCATATAATAGTTTGTCGTACCAATGCCAACTGTTTACTGTTTCGTTTATTTTTACTTCTAATTGCTTTTGAGCGTTCGTCTTTTCATATGAGCTACTTTCATCAACTAACTGAATTGCCTCTGTTATATCGACTTTTTGAAGCCTTTGTTTAGATTTCTCAAAGTCATAATACATATTTCTTAAAACAACCCACACAAACCCCTTGTAAATAGTTCCGTTGCGGTAAAATCTTTCTTTGTTTTCGTATTTTGCCAACTTCAAATACATCTCTTGAACAATGTCCTCTGCTAAACTATACTCGCCAAATGACCGCACTACCTTAATCCAGTGTTTATGGTCTGCGTATAAGTCATTCAAAAACCGATTAGCATCCAATTAACGCAAGTATTAAAACAACAATCAATCCTACTGAAACACGAATCAAACTTTTGCGCATCTCCAACTCATTAAACAACCACTTTTTAAACCTAATACTTGGAATGCTCCAAACAAAAACAAGTACAGCCCTATCCAAAAAGAATAAGGCTATAATGAAAGGGAATAATTTTTTCTTATAATTAATCAACCGACCTATTCCACGTGCGCAAGTATCTAATCTATAAACGTATTTTTCTGCTAACTCATGCAATAATCCTTTCTTGCAATACATGATAGTGTCTGAAATAACCCTCATTCGTGTTTGCATACCATCAATTAATTCGTTTACCTCTTCAATTCTAAATGGAATTTCATCTTTGTCAGGAACATAACCACAGCCATCACATGACATACAAGTAAAATCAACTGGATTCTGCTCATAAGGAACGTGAGTGTCGTTCAAATCAATCGTTACATAACCATGTCCATCACATTCGGGACAACTCATAAATACATTTTTCATAATAATTAAGTTTAATTGTTGAACAAATATAATAATACTTTTTAATATAACAACAAAATAATTAAAAAAAAGCGGAATTTTTACGTTCCGCCTTAAATTACTTACTAAAAAACTTTCCTATCTTTTCAATCGACCTACTCGATAAAGTGCTTCCACTCATAAATTTATGTAGGTTAGGTTGTTTTACCTCTACTAACTTCGAGAAAGCGTTTAAGCTCAATTCGTGTTTTTGTAGGTACTGTTTAACCATTACCCTTGTAATTTCATTCGCTTCGCTTAAAACCTCTGATTCGCGCTTCATATTCCATTTAAAAAGTCATCAAACTCTTTTCCGTAACTTGGTCTGCCTTGAGGCTTCACTTGTTGTTTAGCTTGTTCCTGAACTGGTTTAAAACTTAAAGACTGAAACTTTCCTTTTTGTCCGTCTTTTACCCATGCTGAAACGTAATAATCTACACCTCCAATTGTAGCTTTACCCTGATAATGTGGGTGCGTTTCTTTTTCTCTTTTGTCGTTAGTAAATAACGCTCCTGAATTGTCTCTCTTTTCCATTTTTACTTTGTTTTAATATATAACCTTTTAAATCTTTCAACCGAACAACAAAACTCTGTTATAGGATTCGCTTCATATTGCCTAATTGTTTCGTACCAAAGTTTGTCTTTTTTTAAATCTTTAATTTGTACTACTTGGTCTCTTGTTACGTTTTTGTAGTAACCCATTAATGTTAATTTGTCTTTCATTTTTTATACTTTTTACGTAAATAATTTCTCCATTGCTCTTGCTTTCTACCGTTTATAAATATCCAGCCTAAATATAACTCGAATAATCTTTTAAGTTTTTTCATAATTCTTGGATTAAATTGTTATAATACTCACGTGCTAACTCTATTCGTTCTTTAATTTGTTCTATTACGCTTTCGTCTTTTGCTATTTTAAAGACTTTCACGCGTTTTTCTTTTGGTATGTGGTCAAAGTTATGTTTCGACTGTACAAAGTCTCTTACATCCAAACTTTCATCAATTAGGTTTTGTTTCCAGTGTTCACGTCTAACCTCGTCTTCTACTATTTGAAAAGGTGTATTGACTAAACAGTAACAAAGTAACGCTTCGTCTTTTCCTGTTAACCACATATAACCCTGAAGTTGATAGTAATAATCTTTATTGGGACATTCGCTTTCAAAAAATGGGAACGTTGTAGCATCCCAACTGCATTTTACATCCAAAAGAATTTCGTTCGTGTTTACGTCTGGCGTTCCAGTTAAATAATCGTTTGTTAAATTCTCTTCATTCTTGTAAATAAAGCCTAAGTCAAGTACATCGTTAACAAGTTCTATTCCATCGTTTTCTACTTCATTACCTTTGTCAGTGTATCTGCTCCAAAACTCTTTACGGATTCCGTATTTATGTTCAATTGCAAGTTCCTGAATGTAGGTCTTTGTAGTTTTAGATAAAACCTCCCCTTTTGTTTTAGGGGAAGTCATCAATTTTCCTATTTGTGAAGCTCGTATTTTCATAACAATAACAATGATTTTTGTTGAACTTCATTTAATTCAAACATTGCTTGTAGCTCTTCGGCTGTAAATTCACCGTTACGGATAGCTTCTATTGCTTTTAAGAATCGTTCACCTTGTATTGTAGGTTTTTTTTCCGTCTTTACGGATTCTTCTTTTTTGTTATCTTTTGAATCAGGATCGCTTTCAGTTTCATCAATTAAGAATAATCCATTCAATGCGTATTTACGAGCGTAACTTGAAGCCGTGCCAGTACATTGTTCAGATGACATTCCCTTATGTTCACCAAGTTCTGCCCAGCCTAAAACTTCTGCTATCCCGTCATCGGTTTTTAAAGTTGCTGTTGCTTTTAAAAATAGCTTGTTGCCTACCTGTTCAATACTATCGCTAAGGATTAACGTTGCTCCGTGTTTTAGTAAGATAGGCTTTGCCGATTCTAAGATTTGTTCAGCACTACGATACTTAAATCCTCCGAACTTGTTTAAACTTCCCTTTGGACATTTTAATTCTGCCTGAATTTCTAATAACTTTTTCATAATATAAATTTTAATTGTTTACAAATATAACTATTCTTTTTAATATAACAATGAAAATAAAAAAATATGTAAATTAATTTATTATAACAAAGTATAAACGCAATTAAAACTGCGCCTATACAACTGTTATAAAAATTTTCTAAGACCTTGCGCACATCGTTCAATGCTGTTTGCACGTTCCTGAAGGCTTTGTATTTGTTCAGCAATAGTTTGCTTGCAATCGCTTGTAAAGTAGCCGTTAGACGTAGCTATTAAAGGAATAATACCATTTGTGCGAATGTAGTTAACTATCTTACGTAAACGCGGACCATTCATTTTAGTTTTATAACCTCGTGCTAAAAGATATTCGTTCATTCGGGTTACTATTAACTCCGACTTTATTGGGTTCGCCTTTTTGTAGTTTCGGAATCCGTGAACTACGATAGGCAGAATCTCCATTTCTTCGCTTGTGAGTTCATGTGTAAACTCTTCAAAATTTGTTACTGACATAATTTTAGTTTTAATTGTTGATTCAAAAGTAATTATTCTTTTTAATATAACTCTAATTGTTTAATCTTTTTTTTATAAATCTGCATTAATTCTTTTAATTCCTCTTTTGTAAACTTTCGTGTTTTCCTTGCCTCAACTTCTAATTTCTGATAATTTTCTATTCCGATTTTATGTATTAAGTTTCTTTGGTACTCAATTAGGTTACCACTTAAATACGTGTTGCAGTGTTCACACTGGAGATGAACATTAAGTTCATTAAAGCGAACGTTCCAATGATTGTTTGCGTTGAAATAATGCCCAGCGTTTTCCTTTAATGGTTTCCTTTGGCAGCTTATACAAACTTGTCCTTTATCTCGTAATCTGATATATTTATTAAAAATAATTTGAGTAGCTTTAATTAGTTCCTGGACTGTCTCAAGATCATTTTTCATTTTGGCTTTCGTCTTTTTCCAAGTCTTTTCCTTTTCGGATTCTACCCAAACACGAACGCATTCAGCTTGTAAGCAAAATTTTTGGTTAAAGCGTACTGGCTCAAACTTCTCTTTGCAATGTTTACAGCGTGGCATCTTTAAAATTTAATTGTGTTTGCAAATCCTTGACTTTGAATTTCTCCTCTTGTAGTAACTTTTCCAAACGAAAACACGATTGTAAAGCACTACGATATTCTTTCTCCATTGTTGCATAAACTAAACTTATTTCTTGAATGTCTTTTAAGGTACGCTCCATTGAATCAATTATATCTTTTCGATTAGGGTGGTTTGTCTTTATCTCTTCTAAGCTGTTTTTAACTTTTAAATAAATAGTTTGGATTCCTACTTTGGCACTTATAATATTCAATTCATCCATAATTCGTGTTTTTGCTTGTTATAATAATCAAAATGGTATATCTTTTTTCATCTTTTCCGAAAACGAAAGTAATTCTTTTCCGTTTACTATATCGGGTTCAATTAAAGGAAGTTGTTTAGCTGGAAAACTATTTGAAACGGTTACAGATTGTAACGGGTTAACTGAATTAATTTTAAATCCTAAGCCGTTATTAAACTCACATAATACAGGTTCATCTAATTTTGTGTGCATCCCACCTGTGTCCATGTCTTTAATTTTTTCTACGTTTACCATAGTGTAATACTTCATTGTTTCGTGTTTTATTAGCCTGTGAATTACAAACATATCATCACATCTATTTAAAAAAGCCTTGCCGCCCTCAACGTGGTCTTTTAACGGTGGTTTAAGATGCCCTTTCCATTGATGGTTTTCAGGATATAAGTTGCCACTTCTACCGCTTTCGCTGTTTGGATGGGTGTTTATGTAAATTGTCATTCCCGATTCATTAACAAATTGACGCGCTTGATTTAAAAACTGATAATTACCCTCATAAGTCATAGGTCGGTCAAGTCCAGTAAACGGGTCTATTAATCCAGCATCGCAATCGCTATCCTTAAACAGCTTCAAAATATCTGCTGGAGTGTAAAGTTTATCGTTTGGAATGAAATCAAAATACTGTTCAATGAAAGTTGCTGTGCTTAATATCTTTTTATCGTCTATTTCTGAAAACTTTTTGCCTAAATACATTTGAATCATGTCGCGTAAAATTTGTCCTTTTTGGTTTTCACCGCTCCAGATACAAAATCTTAATTCGTGTTTTACTGCCAACGTTAAAAAATACCAATTAATCCAATAAGTCTTACCAACGTTATCGTGTCCTAAAATTATATTAAGCTGTTTTCGTTTAAATCTAAGATGATTATCTAAAAAGCAATCTATTCCATAACCCTTTTTAATTTTTCCGTGTTTATAATCCAGTAAGTATTGTGTAGCATCTCCTTTCATAATCCAAGTTGTTTGTTAACGTATTCTACTA